GGCTGCCGCAGATGCTGTAGATGCACAACTGAAGATGGCTGAACTTGCACTCGAAGCAGAACAGGGTAGACCTGTAGCGATAGGATAATTATGGCTAAGTGGATTCAAAAAGCCAAACTAAAAAAGGGAGCATTTACGAAGAAGGCGAATGCTGCTGGATATAAGAATGTGCAAGCCTATGCGGATAAGGTTCTAAAAAAGGGATCAAAAGCTACAGCTACAACTAAGCGACAAGCTTCACTAGCTAAAACATTTAAAAAAATGGCAAGCAGGAGAAAGGGATAGTGCCGAAACTTAAAAAAGGAAAGAAGACTGTACATTACCCTTACACTAAAGCTGGTATGGCAAGATACAATAAAGACAAGAAAAAGACACGCAAAGCATAATGTCAACAATTCAAGAAGAGCGTGCTAATAGACTTCTTAATGATCCAATATTTAAAGAAACATTAGACACGCTAGAACAAGAAATTAAAACAACTTGGTACCATTCCGGTATCAGGGAAACTGAAGCCAGAGAACATTGCTGGCTCTCTCTGAGACTCCTTGAAAGGATTCGCACGCATATTACCTCGATTGTAGAGACAGGTGAGATTGCACGAAAGATCAAGGAATATCATATATAGGAGATTTAAAGATGGCGGACACGCAACTAGCCCCGCAAGAGGAAGTATCCTCTAAAGCGCTTCCGGGAAGTTTAGCGGAAGCAGAAGAAGCACTTCTAAGGATGATGAACCCTCCACCGGAGGATAATGAAGAGTCCAAAGAAGTAGAAGCATCAGAGGAAGTAACCGATGATGAACCAGAAGCTTCTGATAACCGACATTCATCTGATGACCTCGAAAGAGAAGAAGATGATGAGGAAGAAGAAGAGACTGAAGAATCACCTGAAGAAGAAGAGACTGAAGATGAGTCTGAAACCGAAACTGTTTATACTGTCAGAGTTGATGGTAAAGATGTTGAGGTCACTGAAGACGAACTCGTAAAGGGATACTCTCGACAGGCAGATTATACAAAGAAAACTCAAGAGTTAGCTGAATATCGTAGGCAGATGGATGGTGCGATGCAACAAGCGCAGCAGGAAATCCAACAGACTCAGCAAGCTAGAGCACAGTATGTCGATGCCGTTGAAGCGGCCATCTCAACAAACTATGCACATCTGCAGCAATTCCAACACGTTGATTGGGAACGCTTAAAGGCTGAAGATCGAGAAGAATATTTGACTAAGCGTGATGACTATAGACAGGCGCAAGATCAAATCACAGAGCTTCAGAACCAACATAAGGCTGCTACTGAACAACAGCAAGCTGAAATGGCAGAGCAGAATAAACGGATGTGGATGGAGGAACATCATAAGATGTCTCAGATCCTACCGGACTGGCGAGATGATACAAAGCGTATGGCAATCTCCAAAGCTATTGGAGAATATGCTATTGGACAAGGGTATACTCAGGAAGAGTTAGATACTCTAGTGGATCACCGATCTATTCTTATGCTAATGAAGGCCAAGGCTTATGATGACGTTCGAGGGAAGCAACATGCAGTTCGCTCCAAGAAAGTCAGAAATAAACCAAAGGTAGTTCGATCAAAAGCAAAGCAAGAGAAGGCTCCCTCCAAAGCGCGTAAGCGTACTGAACAAATGAAACGTCTACGGGAATCCGGTAGAGTCGATGACGCTGCTGAAGTCTTGTTAGGCATGATGCAATAACTTCTTTTGGAGAAATAATAATGGCAATTGCTGCTGACACGTCACTAACTTATAGTTCTGTGGCGATTAGAGAAGACTTGTCTGATGTAATTTATAATATCTCCCCTATGGATACTCCTTTTATGTCTGGTTGTGGTAAAGAAAAAGCTGATAATACTTATTTTCAGTGGCAAACAGATACGATTGGCGCAGGTGCTGCTAATCGAGTAATAGAAGGTGATGATAGCCCAGCCGCAGTGGCTCGGTCACTTCCAACTAAGGTGGGGAATTATACTCAGATAGGTAGATATGTGGTGCAGACCTCTGGCACCGATGATACTGTTGACTATGCTGGTCATGGCAAGCATCAAGCTTACCGTTTGGCTAAACGTGGTAAACAGATGAAACGCGATATGGAATTTATGTTTACACAAAATATCGCACAGGTTGCTGGCAATGCAACTACTGCTCGTGTATCTGCGGGTCTTCCTTCGTGGCTTGTAACTAACTATGTTTCTATGGGTGGTTCTGGTTCTCCTGCTGCTCCCACCGCTGGTGGTGGAACGGCAGCGGCAACAGATGCTGGCTCAGTAGTTAGTATTACAGAAGCGAAAATGAAGGAAGTCATCAAGGATTGTTATGATTCTGGTGGCAATCCTGATATGATACTTTGTAAGCCCGACATTAAACAAGCTATTTCTGGTTTGTCTAGTCTTGGTGTTACCACGCTGAATACTGATCTCAATAGCCCCAAACCGGGCTTTGCGGTTGGTGCAGTTGATGTCTATGTTTCAGACTTTGGTAATTTCAAGATCGTCCCTGATAGGAATCAAAATAGATCCCGTGATGTATTTTTCCTTGATATGGACTTCTGGTCAATCGCATGGCTTAGGGATTTCCACACAATTGATTTAGCGAAACAAGGCGATTCAACCAAACAGATGTTGCTTGGTGAGTTTGGTCTGGTTTCAAAGAATGAAGCTGCTAGTGGTGTTCTTTCTAATGTTGATGCCTAAGTAGGTAACTAGGGGGTGGGGAAACTCACCCCCTTTATCTAAGGATAATTATGAAAATCGTCAATAAAGAATTCGAAAAGATAGCCAATAAGATGCTTGTTGGCAAACCAGAGAAGCCAAAAAAAGAAGCAAAGAAAGTGCATAAGTCAAATAAACAATGGCTTAAAGAAGGCGCTAAAGAAGGTAGAGGGGCTGACTTTGGTGGGGTGAAGATATACCATGTCTAAATATTTGCTTGACGAATCAAATGGCACAAGGGTAGAGATGTGGTTTGATGACTTTGACGATAGTTTTAGGTTTGTTGAAACTCAAGATGCTTCACGAATATTAGACGAAAACAAACGCAAGTTCAATGATTATGGTGATTATCTTTCTGTAGGAAAGAGAGGGTTTTGGCATCATTCACACTCGATCCCACTTCCAACTTATCAGAAATGGAAAAACGAAACAAAAGTTCCAAATGGAGAGGGTGGTTGGTTATACATGGTAGAACAAGACCCCAAAGTCCTTGCGTCTTATCTTAACGATCCGGACTATGCATATTTTAGAACATCTAACACAAAATTATAGGTAATACAATGGCTTATTCAAATATTAACAGTAATGTATTTCGTCCGGGTGTAACGCATACGCTAGCTGCTACCACAACTAGTGGAGCAACTCGTACCAGCGCATTCAGTACGCAGATCAATCAAGTGATGGTCACTGTAACTGCCGCGTGTTTTGTCGAATTTGCTGCAACCCCAACAGCGTTAGTGGCATCATCAGTATATCTTGCTGCAGGAACACCGTATATCTTTTCCGTTAGCGAGGCTAATAAAGCTGCTGCTATTACAGGTGCTAGTACTGCTTCCGTGTACGTGACTGAACTAACTAGATAATGGCTCTTTCAACCTTCTCTGAATTAAAAACAGAGATTGCAGATTATTGTGATCGTAGCGATTTAACTTCACAGATTCCTACGTTTATCAAACTTGCCGAAGCGCGGATGAACCGCTCTTTGCGGGTTCGGCTAATGGAAACTGTAAAGTTAATATCTACTGTTGGTGATAGTAAAAGGTATCCTCTACCATCTGATTACTTACAGTTAAGAACAATACAGTATGATAACAGTACAATATCTTCAAGCACACTAGATGGAGATATTACAGATTCTGCAACCTCCATACTGTTAGCATCTTCTACTGGTTTTACATCTAGTGGAACTATACTAATAGGTTCTGAACAGATTACATATGCTGCAATTTCAACAGATACATTGACTGGTTGTGTTAGAGAGGTTAATGGAACTACAAAAGTTGCACATACTTCTGGTGATGCTGTAACAGAGATATATACCACGTTTACTGCTGGTAGTATTTCAACAGGTGTTACAAGAGTTAGACCTCTGAATTATGTTACACCGCAACTATTAACAAGATTGAATGCAGGAAGTGTATCGGGCCTTCCAGAGATGTATACGATGAGAGCAGGCTATATCTTAATTGGTCCTGTTCCTGCGGGAGTATACACTATTGAAATAGATTATTATGCGAAGGTTGCAGCATTGTCTGATTCAGCACCAACTAATACAATGCTTACAGACAATCCAGATGTATATCTTTATGGTGCCTTGTTAGAAGCAGAACCCTTCTTAATGAATGATGCAAGAGCGCAGACATGGTCACAAGCATTCTTCAAAGCAATACAAGACATTCAACTTCAAGATGATAAAGACTCTCACTCAGG